ACGCATTCTATTACGTTTAAAGTTAACTACATATATATGATCAGTACTTCCACTGCCAGCCGTAGTAAATCTCGTATCTCCTGGAGGTAAGAGTATTTGTCGATATTGAGAATAAATTGCTTTAGATGGTGAATCTTGCAAAGTACCTTGTGAATCCGATCCGCTTCCTAATGCGTGACCATATGCCAACGAATATTGCACAGCAGAACCGGTCGCACTAGGTGCTTTATGATATACATCTGTATAATAACGACGTTGTGTATTTGTTTGTGCTGAAGAAGTAAAATGTGTTATTAATGATGCTACATTATCACTCCATAATCCAGCAGTTACGACTTCAGTTTGATTTGATACTATATCATTTACAGCATCAAATCTTGTATACACACGACCATTTCTAGTTAATAATTGAGATTGTTGTTGCTGAGCTATTATTTCATTAGCTAATTGTTGCGCTAACTGCAAAACTTGAGGATCGGTTGTAGATAAATTACTAGTTACATTAGTAAATGTAGCTGCATTACCAATAGTATTATTAGCTCCAGCAGTTGCCCCATGTTTAGGTTGAAGTTTTAAGCGTTTAATTAAATTGTTCATAGTATCCATAATTATGATGTCGCCGTATTTATATTAGTCGCTGTTGCAACTTGTGTTTGTTTAACAGTTAAATTAATAGTAACACTACCTCCGGTTTCATTACCAATAATAGTAATAGTTGCTTTTTTATCTGCTAATGCTTGTGGTTTAGCAACAATACTAAATTCAAATCCAGAAACAGCTACACTTTGTGCATCTTCATTATCACCGATAAATCTAGGTACCGTAGGTAATACTGATGTTTGCAATGCACGTGTTACTGAAACTGTTGCAACAGAAGAGTCAGATAATATTAATGTATATCCTAAATTAGCATTACCATTTTGGAAATTGCTTGTAATTGGTCTAACCGGAGCAGATGCACCTGGACCACTTAACGTAATAGTAGTACTACCAACGGTAATTACTGGTATATTAGTAGTTTGTTTAGGCAATGTAATAAGTTTATAACGAAGAGCCTGAGTTTCATCAGGAATTGCTTCAGTTATTGGCATATTTTCTATAATAGTTCCATAATATGCTGTACCTAATGGATGATTTGTATTCCATAACGTATAATCAATTTCATCGTCGCCTAATGCAAACTGTGTAATTTTAAATTCATTACTACCTTTTGCTAAAAGTTCGCGTCCTTTTAATGTTAAAATAGCATCAATTGTAACGCTACTATTATCTAAATATCCCATATTTATATACCTTTTATTTTATAATAAATATTACATTATATAATATTTTGGTTAAAATGTTAACTAGATTGAAAATTACCGTTGTTTTGTGTAAGACTTGTATATACTAATTGATTTGCATTAACTGTTTTCCATTCAACAACCGGCTTACCATCAATAGTATCTTCGGAGTTAATATTAAAATCTGGAGAAGTCATTTGGCATCCAGAAAAACGTTGATTTTCTAATCCAGCTGGAGTAAAATCATTATTATCAACACTGCCTGTTATAGTAGGACCATATGGTTCACTTAACCAATATGGAGTAGAACCAGTTATCCAAGTACTACCGGACCTGAAAATATAATCGTGTGTATATTGAACACCATCATACTTACTAGAATCCGATGCGGTTATATATATTTGCCAAGTGTCTCCGTTATAATCGCTACTAATATCTAATATAGAATCGACACTACCAGTATATAAAATATATGTAGCAGATGCCGTAGGTGGGATATCAGATAAACTTATATTAAGTGTTTCATCTTTTCTAGATATTTTAGGTAATATAGTATCTTTATTTCGTTCTAATAAATTTGGTTGTATTAATAATCCGGTTATTTTATCTGTACGACCAGGTAGTAATTGTTCTAGTTGTTTAAAAAATGATAAATCAAATAATGTAAATATTTTTATATATGCATTAATATCATTTTTATCTGCATATTTTTTCCAATATTCTCTAGCTCGTTGTATTAATCTAGGATATGATTTATCTTCAACTTCTCCTGGATCTCCAATATAATCATCTAATACTGTAAAACCTAAGTATGCTATAATATCTTCATCAATCATTGTTTGTGGAGAAAAATATACTCCTAGACGTTTACTATCTAACGGAGCAGTATCAAATTGACTACGTTCTGCTCTTGTTTTTATATCTAAATTACCAATTAATTCATTTGATTCTATACGAACTTTATTATCATCATAAGTACTTCCTCCTATAGAAATACTATCATAATAATACATTTCTTCAATCGAATCATACGGGGTAGAATTAGTCCAACTAGAAAATGATGAAGAAATATTATTAGATACTGGTTGTACACCATTTAAACTACTAGTTAATGAATGATTAATTTTTTGCGTTAATGGTAATCTAAATACTAATTCGTCATATGCATCGATATTACCATCATATGCTGCCGGTGCTTTTACGTGATTATTAAATGTAGTATCTTCTAATGAACTAGACCACAACCGAAGTTCTTGTAATTGACCTTGCAATCTAGATGCACCTGCACTAGTGCCACCTAATATTACAGATCCAGAATAAGGTAATGATGCTACAGTTGAAGCTGAAACTGCTGATATAATTTTTCCATATTTAGATCGTTTTGCTACTACTTGTAAATCAGACCCAGATGTACGTAACATTGCTGTTAACCAGCCTCCATCAAATATTTCAATATCAGCTGATGATGTTCCATTAAGTTGTATAGTACCTAAGGTACCGCGCGTAAAATCTATTGTAACATGGTTATTTCCTATTGAAAATAAATTCATAGTGCTTGGCATAGTCGGAGACTTAACCACGTTATCAGTGCGGAAACGAACCTCTATCGTATTAATAGATTGTGAATAATTTGTAGTAACAGTACCAGCTGTATTTGCAATTAAATCTAATGCATAATCAAAATTTAATTTTTCATATGTAGGTACTCGATCGATTCTAGGACCACCATATTCTTTAATTGTTATTATAGATTGTGGAATACCATAACATGACAATAATGCTTGTACACTACGTTTAGTACCTTTAGATTTTAATAGTAAAGGTAAATTATTAACAATACGTCTCCATATTGTATATGTACTATTCTGGCCAGATACCGACGGATCTCCTACGGTATTCGAGCCAGTTAATGGAATACCAGTTTCATTTGTCCCTAAAACATATTGCCATAAATCATGATTTTGATTTCCATTAGTTAAATTCCAACCAAACTGTTTTGCTACAGAATATAACAATTCATTAGGCATACCTAATTTAGGATTCTCTTCACGTTTATGTATTTTAGTCATATGATTGATATACATATACAATATATCAAAATGATGACCTAACATATTAACAAATGTAGACAAATTTTCAGTCGAACGGTCGAAACGTATATATTCTGGTACTGAGTATATTAATGCATTAATATTTCTAGAATCGTATAATGACGCAGAATCATATAATCCAGCATACCAATTTTTAAACTGAGTAGTATTTGTTGATACATTGGTATATGGTTTTGTTGAATTAGTTTTAGGTACAGGTGTTATATAACTACCTGTTAATTGCAATACATTTGCATCTGCAGATGGAATTTCATATGTTGTTAATTTTGAAGAAGATTCGTAATATAAATATTTTTCAAAAGAATCAAATCCACTAATTAAATTAATACGCTGATTTTCATAATCTTGCATATTAGTAGTAGCAGTACTACCAGATATTAAAGAAATAACCGTACTTTGAGATGTAAAATATTCTAATAATTCTAATTTGTATTTAAAATTTTCTATTCGTTCTGTCGCTGAACTATAATATATAAAATTATTAAAATCAGAATAATCAATATTTAAATTTATTCCTGATAAACTTCCGGAAAAATATGAATCCACGATTTGCTGAGATGTCTGCACGGACGATCCTAATAAATCAGTCCATGTTTTTAATCCAGTATCAGTAGATGTATTATAAATAGTATTTGCTTGCCAATTCGGATTTGATAATTTATTATATGTTTTAGATGTAGTTTGTAATAAATTAATATTAATAAAATCTAAATATGTATTTTTTAATTGTTCTACTACCCAACATTTAAATCCTAATTCAAAATCATTAGATAAAGGATTAAGTAATTTTACATATAAAAATTCACCAATAACGACACTATTAACATATTGTATTGTTTGATTTCGACTAAAATTTAATAAATATGTTTTTAAATATTCACCAGATGTTTGATTAACTGAATTTATATATTGAGTGATTTCAGTTAAAAAATCTGTATTCGTTGGATTAATTGCCCGTAGTTTTAATTCCGTGCGATCTGGCGAAATCTCATCTATAACTAAATGTTGTTGTTCGTAACTACCAATTAAATTTCTAAAAAAGTTTATAGCAAATCGAAATTTACCAGATTTTAAATTCAACGATTCTAATTGTTGTTTTAAATCAATACCAATTGGTTGACCATTGAATTGTATAATTTGATTAGTAGTTTTATCTCGGTATTCTGATATTTGCGATAATCCTACGATTTTGTGATTTCCAGTAATCCACGAATTGCCAGAATAAAAATGTATTTCTAATCTAGATTTATTATCCTGTATATTAATTGCAGGATCGACATCAATTTTATATGTTAACTGTTGTAGTTGTAGATTAGTTAATCTATTTGCAGAAATAGATTTTTGTTGATTATTACTTATATTTGTATATTGTGTTAACATATTATTGTACTATCTTATTATTCCATATATCGACATTTTTACTAGCATCCGTTATAGACCAATATGAAGATTCTCCTAATATTTGATGGCCAGATTGTCCCGTTGATACTGCTATATTAAGTTTATCACCGGCAGAAATTTCCGAATTTAATATCGTAATATCTGCAAACGTTGATTTAGTATTACCGGCATTTATAACGCCAGGTGTTGACGCATTATCAGATGTTAAAGAAGTAAATGCACCTTTCCACCCTCGCTCCAATCCACCGAAACCTTCTTTATTAATAAACCAATAACATGTACCAGTACTTGAGCCAGTATTTTTATGTGTTATTTTAAATCTAATTCGTAAATTTTTACCGGAATTTTTTATATCGTCAGTTATATAATATTTATTTTTATATAATTGAGTAGATCCTTTCAATACACGTGACATATCAATGCCAGATCTATCAGATGCAGTTGCAATATTAATAGTTCCTTCTGGCTGATACATAGCATATATAATATCTTCTTCATCAGCAACTAATAAATCTAAAGTTTCATTAAATTCGAAACTACTCGTCTCTTGCGATTGAATAGTAGTAACAGGAAATGAATAATAATTAAATTGTGTATCAATAACACGTAATGCAGAATCTAAAGTGATGAATTCTGTAACAGGTTCTATTATTAATAAATCAGATATTGTATTATCAATCTGTACATTTCCAGCATCGTCTCTAGTAACAACACTCTGATTATTTGATTTATAAGTTAAGCCATTAACTTGATATTCTGCAGTTAATTCATTCATTATCTAGTAACTTTAAAATATATTTGATCTGTTATATATTGTTCTTCAATACCATCTACAATTTTTAATTCTAAACGATAATATCGCTCTGGCATAAATCCATTCATATCTAAATGAATAAAATTGCTTGTATCATCACAACTCAATTTAGTATAAATATTATCATATGGAATTATAGTCTCATTTGTAGCAGCATCTAATACAGTATAATAAGATGATATTGGTAAGTATTTTACAGTTTGTTGTGGAAATAAATTTGTTGGGGATTTTCTAGGATATTTATCACGTGCATACACTCGTATTTTTGCAATTTCAGTATCTTTATACGTAGGTTTAATATGGGTATAAATAACATATGATTCTGTATCTATTTTAGCTAAAGATCCTGTTGTAAAAGTGCTATTATCCCAATACATCGTTAATCTAGGAACATATATAGTATGAGTTTCTCGACTAAAATACTGTATAAATCCAGTTACTGTATTATCAGATTCATCACTATCAGAAAATTTAAGTAAAAATCCATTATTTGGTATAGTATAACCAGCACTACCAGATATCCATAATTTAATTGCATCTGTTACATCGATACTAATATCAGTTGGACGTTCATTAAACGCTTCTGATGTAGACATACCTGGCTGTATAAAGAATGATTGATTAAAATTATTAATATCAAAAGTACCAGAACCGGATTGATAATACCAGCTACCACCAGCACCAGATCCAGACACATAAATTGATGATGAATTGATTTGTATGTTTTGACTACTTGAAATCCATGATGATCCGGATTGTGCAGCTAATGACCATGATGTCAAAGGCTTTGCCCAACTCACTCCATCAGTAGTTATCGGATTATTAGAATATGTACCAGTACCATTTTTCCATGGTTGAGCAGTTAATTTTACATCAATTGAAAAGTCACTTGGTAAATTTTTAGCATGGGTTGTATAAAGTTGCAATATAAATTTGCAAGAATTTAATGTAGTAGAATATCTAGATATAGTATCAGAAATTTCAGACATATCAAATTTAACTAATGCCCGAGACTTTAGCCATGTAGAACCACTTACATCTAATCTTTTACCAACTTCTAAAAGTTCATCAATGCCAGTATTAGCATTTTCTGATGATTCATATAATGTGGCATCTTTTTCTGCGTAAAATATTCTAAACATTTATATCCTTTAATATATTTAATCTGCAATTGAATTTAATAATTCAGCAAATTTATCAATTTTTTCTTTATTATCTACACTTAATGTATCGTAATCAATTTCTACGATATCTAATTCTATAGGTAATTCTGCTACAATTAAAACATCAGTAAAATTATGTATAGAATTTATAATATTAACCGTAGCATGGCCTCCGATTATTTGTAAAAAATCAGAATATATTGTCTTATATTCCGGAGCCGCGGATCCTAACCTAAGAAATCCACGTCGAAAATCGGTAGTACCAACTGATACCGTTTCAATTATATCTGTTCCTGGGATAGATTGTCCCATACTTACTGAAAATGTCATATTATATAAAGTTTATTGATGTTACATTTGTATCTAAAATAAAACCTGTTGGCGATAACAGATCTGTTATATTTGTATCTAATCCTTTACTAGCACGTGTATTATGAATTCTAACGTTATTAGTAGGAGTTCCGGCTGCAGTATTTAATATAAATGATCCGGTTAAATCGCCTCCTGAATAAACAGAGTTATAAACATTTAATTGCGATGTTGTACTAGTTTTCCAAATACCGGAAAACCCAGAGTTACCTATACTACCAGTACCTAAATTATGTAAATGGCAGTTATCTATATATGTTACCGCATTTTGATTCACATTTATTATTGGATACTGGCCTGCCATTGAATATGTAGCTTCAGTGTTCCAATTTAATAAAGTACCATTTCTAAATACTACACGACTACTTTGTGCAATATATGCAATTTGAAAGTTACTTTTAACATCACCATTAATAATAGTTCTAGAAGCTCCACTAGAACCTTGTGCGTGTACTGCCAATTGATTTTCTGAATATATATTACCATTAATGATAAGAGTCATCCAAGAATCATTCCATCTAGTAATGATTGCTGAATTAGTTCCATATGCAGTTGTACCAGCAGTAGGATCGGTATAAAAATTTCCGTTTATAATTGCTTCTCCACCGGCATTTGCATCAACCATGATACTTTGTTTAAAACCTGATGGAATACCTCCTCCCGATTTCAAATAGAATCTAGGACAAGTAGCATACATCTTACCAGAAAATTGTACAAATTTAAAATGTTGAGCAAATGATTTATACTCTTCAGAAATTTCTACTACTATAGTACCACTACCTCTGCAATATCCTGAGTTATAAAACCCACTAGCATCGGCATCGACTTTACGAGCTTTAAAATATAAACTAGCTCCATTTTGAACTTCAAACATTCCTCCTAATGCTATAATTTCATCACATTCAAATGATACAACAGTTGCTGCACCGGTTATAGTTACTATTTGAAATGAACTAGATGTAACGTTGAATTTAGCATATCCTAAAATTTTTGTATCAGCTGACGTTCCGAAATCTCTAAATCTAGAATTACCTGTATATACAACTCCATAATCAGAATATATGTCAATATAATTAAATATATTAAGGTTTTCATCGGTATATGTACCTTTTCTTACATATATAAGAGCTCGGTTTGTGGAAGTTGGAGAAGTAGAATAAGCTGCGTTATATGCAGCAACAACGGTAGCAAAAGGTTTTGTAAAATCATTTATTACACCCGTAGCATCATTTCCATTATCTTTATCTACAAAATAAACATTTCCATAATTAACAGAACCACCAGGTATAGAAATATTAAATTGATCTCCATTACCTTTAGTAAATGT